CTAAAACATGAGGTAATACTAACATATGAGAATCCATTCCCCCTTCAGGACTATCTATTGAAATTTCCCAAGGATAATCTTTTTGCCATTTTATTCCTATTGATTTTAATACTCCTGGAACTCTATTTAAATAACTTCCTACTGTTAATCTTATATAAGGAGTCATTATTCTTCCTCCTTCAGAATATTCAGGAGCAGTATTACTTGCTAAAAAATTTAATTTTCTATATAAAGGCATCATTTCATGACGAGATTGAGCTGCTATTTTAAAACTTAAACTTATATCACGATTAAATGAATTATATGTGTAAAAATTTTCTGCTCTACCATTATATTTAATTTCATTATGATTAGCAGAATAGTTATCACTAAAATCATCTAAAAATGCTCTAAATACCATTGCTTCTGCTTGAGTTGGGGATGCTTGTTTAATAGCTTCAAATCTAAAACGAATCATATCTCTAAAACCATCACCTCTAAAATCACCTGATTTAATATCAACAATATCCATCATGTTTACTTTGTCTACTTTTCCTTCAGCGTAAACATTGTAATTTAAAGAACCATCTTCATTTGTTTGATTAATATAATTATCTCTAAATCCATCAATAGATTTAGCTCCTGGATTACCTAAACCTATTCTTGATTCTCTATTAAATGTTCTATTTTGATCTTTTGTTCTTTTAGAGTAATCAAAACCAGGTTTTGCTAAAGTTTGTAAAAAATTTAATACTGTTGTTTTGCCATTTAAATCATGATCTTTATAATTAATTGCTCCTCCTGTATCTGTGTATCTTCTTATTGTAGTTTTACCTATTCCATAAAAAGAATCTGGTCCACCACCATAAGAATATAATTCTTCACCAAAACCTCCTAATGCAGGACTACTATTTAAAGGAGCTAGTATTTTATTTTCATAAAAATGAAGTAATCTATTTGTTTGGTTTCCCTCTACAGAATCAGCAAATAAATTTGATGTTTCTACCCCTGCTATTGTACGTCCATCTGCGTCTATGTATCCTAGATGTTTTCCGGGGATTAATCCTTCTCTATCAAAATATATTCCTGTTCCTACAGTTCCTATTGAAGCTAATGTTGTTAAAGGGGTGTATGTTCTTTGATTAGCAGGAGAACCTACTAACATATTTTTTAATCCATCAATAAAACCACCACCTCCAGCTCCTTTATTCTCAGATAGTGTATGACCATCCATTCTAGGATTTGATTGTTGAAGGCCTACTTGTTTTGCTATAAAAGATATTCCTTGGGGAGTAATTAAATATTTACCTATTCTTGCAACATCTGTAAGACGTCTTTCTATACCTGTTGCAACTCCTCCTCTTATAAAACCATCTGTAACAGTGTCTATAGCACTTCCTATATTTCCAGAAAAATCTATTAGGGGTTTAGTCATAAGGGGTCTTTGAACAGGTCCTCCCCCCCAAGCACCTCCATCTGGATAATCTAATCCAGATCTTAGATCTGATTTCATTTCTTTTAACCCCATTATTTATATAGTTTTTTAGTAATACCCGTCTGAAGGTCCTACTCCATATGCGTAAGGTCCTCCAAATTGTCCTAATGATTCATTTCCACTAGGAAGAATTTTATCTAAATCTTGAAATTCTGAATAGCCTGAAGGTCCAGGTGATGGTCCTACTGTTATTCCATTATTAGTGTATGCTTGGGTTAACATTGCTTCATGTAAATCTTTTCCAGGGTTTCCTAATTGTTTACCTTGATACTTTCCTGGATTAGCTACACCATGAAAATATCCATTACCCCCATCAACAGCATCTAAATCTTGAAAGTCTGATTGGTTTGGAGATTTTTGGTGAGTTACACCTGAATTTTCACTTAATACATCTTTTGTTAATAAATCTACCATATGATCGTCTGAATCAAAAGGAGAATCAGTTGATCCTTCATTTGTGTAAAAATTCCCGTCAGAAGGATTAGTAACACCTACGTTAGCTCCTTCTACTCCTTTTACTTGTCTATCAAATACTGATTTCATTTCTACTAATGCCATAATTTTATTATTTTTGTTTATTATACATATAAATTAACTAAAACTTGTTTCATATTTTATCTGGTAGCTATCTCCTTGATTATTCATAGGATTTGCATCAGCATAATTTGAATCTTTTTCTCTTATTATTAAACTTTGTTTTGTTTTTTCTTTTTCAACTGTTCTTAAAGCTGTTATTAAATCATCTTTATTTATTCCCTTAGATTCCATAATTGGTGGTGGTGGTGGAATTAAAGGTGATGGAACAGGTGGGGGCATAGGTGGTGGTGGTGCACCAAAACCTAATTGTTCTAATTTACTTAAAGGTATAACAGCTTCTGCTTCCCCTGCTTCTCCAATTGTAGCTAAAGTACCACCAGGTGTAGGTTCTATTATACCTCCTTCTGCTAGTTTTACACTTTTGGCAGATGCTATAGCTGCCATCATAGCTCCTACAGCACCTAGAGACATTGCTACCCCTGGAAGACCAAATTTAGCATTTCCTGAAAATATATCTGCTACCGCTTTTCCTATAGAAAGTACAGCTGAATATGCTTGTTTAGCTGCCATTGCACCTAATGCACCTGATAATATAACAATAGCTGCTGTAGATTCACTTATAAATTGTACCATTCCACCAAACAATTCAACTAAAGGAGTTACAATACCTAATATATCACCAAATATAGATTTAAGTCTGTCCATATTAGCATTTAATTTATCTCCTACTGATAATTGTTCTAAATTTTTAGCTATATCATCTCTACCTTCGTCTCTTGCTTGTTGTGCTAATTTATTTAAATCTGCTTTTTGTAATAATTGATCAGATAAAGCATCTGTTGACATACCTACAGATTTAGCTAAAGCATCTTGTTGTAAAACATTTAATTTACTAAATTCATAAAAATCACCTACGTTTTTATTGATTTCTTCTGTTAGTGTTTGATAATCACCCGTTAATGCTGCTGCTCTTGCTCTTTCTAAATTAAGTTGTTTACCAATTAATAATTCTGCTTCTAATTCATTAGTAATAGATGATTCAAAATCTAATAGTGCTCTTCCTGCTGCAGCTACATCTTCTAATTCCATTCCTAAGGCTTTGGCTTGGGCTACTGATTCAGCTATTAATGCAGGATTAGCTCCTAATTGAGCTCTAAGTTGACCAGATACTTTATTTGTAGCTTCTAATGTGGTTTTAATGTCTAATCTTACTCCAGATTCCTTTTCTGCTGCTAATACTCCATCTATTTGATTTAAGTAAGCTTCTCTTATACCTTGACCCGTTACACTAGCTAATCTAGATAATTCTCCTGCTGCTTCTACAGTTAAAACTTCAGCTTTAAGTAATCTATTTACATCTAAAAGTTGTTGAGTAGTAAATTTAACTCCTGTTCCCCTAATTTGGTTTAATTGCATATTAGCTTCTATTAAACCTTCAGAAGTAGCTAATATGTCATTAGAGGTAGCAGATGCAAATCCTAATTCTGCCCTAAACATACCTGCTTCTACTTTACTTATTGCTAGATTTCTTCCTACATCTCTAATCTGATTACTAATTTCCATAACAGATTTTATTGTAGCTGCAAATATTAATGGCCTAAAGCTTCTAAAAAAGCATCTTTTATTGACTTAAAACCTTCAACAAATACATTTTTACCATTTTGAGCAGCTAATTGCATAGATTCTAATAAATCATCTGCTAATCCTAATTCACCAATAAAAGGTATATCTTTAATACCACGAATGACATTATCAAATATTCCCATTTTATCGTTTATTTGAATTCTAGATTTTTCTTCTTCCTTTAATCCTGCTTTTATGTCATTTAAAATATCTAATTTTTCTCTTAAATTATTAGCTTCATCTCCAGCTAATTCATCACCTTCTTTAGCTAACTCATTTAAACGACTAACCTCATCTCTTACTTCTTTTTCTAATCTAGCCGTGTGTTTTAAATTTTTATTAATTGCATCACGTTCTCTTACAACTTCTTTAGTTTTATCAAATTCTTCACCTATATATCCATCTACTTCTCTATGGAAACGAAGAACTTGTTTAGAAAGCTCAACAGATTCAGCTTTTGCACCTGCTATTTCTTTAAGGGCTTTTAATTGATCATTTAAAACCTGCTTAATAGATAATTCATTTTGTTCAGATTTTTTCTGATTATCTAAATCTTCTTTTGAAATTTTATCTTCTTCGTCCATTTGTAATTAAGGTGTTATGGTTATAAATATAAAAAAAAACAAAGACATCGATGATGTCTTTGATTAAAAATTATATGTTGATGATGGACTTATGTTAGGTCCTGTTGGTTTTTTAGAAGGAGTTGATTTTCCTTTAGCTTTTTCAATTTCTTCATTTTGTTTTGTATTCCATTCACTTATTTTATGAGTGTGAAAACGTCTTAACCAAACTGGCATATTATATACTTCCGAGTGTATGAATCCACCGCCTCCATGGTACACTAAGTCGTGAATCTGAGCGAACAATACGTTCCTATAGCTCGGCGTCAGGCCAAAAAAAGTTAAGGCCAACAGGTATTGTAGATTTTTTGAGATCCCCGTTTTTACTCTCATATTCAAAAGTTAAATCTACATTTGGTTGAATTTTAGCTATATAATTTCTTAATTCTCTAGAATCTCTTGCTAATAATTGATTATCTACAAAATTTCTAATAGTTTTTGTATCATAATCACCATTTACTGAAGTAATTACATATTTCATTCTAGTAGATAAACTTGCTGATGTATTTTTATTAATTCTTTTAAGACCTTTAATTTCTCTATCAATAGCTTGTTCATCACCATGAGTTAAAAGTTTAAATGTAACTGATATTTTAGATGTTGGTAATTCAAAATCAAATTCGTTTTTACCTTCTTTAATTAATGATTCATCTAATTCTGAATCTTTAATTTCTGTAAGGTCTATTGTTTTTTTTTCACCATTAAAATTAAATGTATAATCTTTACCATATCCTAGGATACGTGCAGCAACTAATACAGCATTTTTATCTCCTAATAATAAATCATTATAATCTATAGAAGTTACTATTAATGATTTAAGTAATTTGTCTATTACTGTACCATTTTCTATAAGATTTTGATTTGTTAATATGTCTTCTTCACGAGCAGTCATATATTTCATTTCAATGATTCCTTTACTTAAAGGAGAATCTTGTGGGTACAATAAACCTTTTGAAGGTAATGTAACTTCCTCAGAAGGAAATTGGTTTGTTGTTTCTTTCATAACGTTATTTATTTATTAAAACTAGTTCAGATATACATATATAAAGAAAACAAAAAAGCGCCAAAATAGGCGCTTTCTTTTTTATATAAATTAAATTTTAGTAATTTAAAATAGCGTAATCCATTACTATAGTCATACTAATATTTACTGGTGCATCTGAAGTCCAATCCATATCTCCAAAACCTGCACTTTGGCAATATGCTCCTTTTAAAATCCATTCTTCAACAACATCACCTACTGGTCCTAATGTATGAATATGAAGATCTTTTTTGTAAAAATCAGAATAACCATCTCTACCTGTAACTGACTCGTGTGATAAACGAACCCATTCCATTACTGCTTGAGCACCTGATGGTGTTACTGGATCATATAAATCACATGAAATGTTATCCCAATTGGCTTTTCCTTTGATTTTTCTTTTCACATTAATGTGATCAAGAACTACTTCTCCAAAAGAAATACTTGGTCTATCGATTTTTTTAATAAGATATGCTGGAATGCCCTCAATTTCCATTAGAAACCTATTTTGTAACTTAGGTTCAAATGCTGTGAACATCATTTCGTTTGTTTGTAATATTGCCATTTTTTATTTATTTTATTGTTCTATTATAAATATAAGTTCTTTTCCTTTTTATGAATCAAATGTTGCTCCTGTTGGAAGAACATTAAAGTCAAGTACTATAAATTCAGCTGTTTTAGTTGGCTGTAAGTAAATCGCACCTACTAATTGATTTCTATCAATTACATCTGGTGTATTGTTACTACCATCCATTTGTACTCTAAAGGCAAATAATCCTTGTTGTGACTGAATTGATTCTAGGTATGGATTAACAATATTTAAGAATCTTGTTCTAGTTCTAGCTGTATTTTGTTCAAATACTAAGAATTTAGATGAACTTGCAACAAATTTCTTAATTCTGATTAATAATCTACGAACATTAATTCTGTCTAATGCTGTTGATCTTTCTTGTAGCGTTTTCTGACCCCAAATACAAACTCCTGTTTGTGGGAATGTTGCAATTGGGTTGATTTTAGCATCATATAATACGTCTCTTTCAGCTTGGTTTAGTCTAATTTTAGCTTCTATTACATTACCTAATACACCTCTATTAAGACCTGCTGGTGCAAACCATTCTGCAGCAATTCTATCTGAAGCAGCTATAGCTCCGGGTACAATTACTGATGGTGGTACTAATACTGGTTTATTTCTTGCGGAATCAAGTACTTTAACCCATGGGTAGTAAACTGCAGCATAGTTGGTGTTTAAACCACTTGCTTGAGCAACTGCTTGATTTACTGAAGCGTCTTTATTAGCTAAATCCATTACAAAGAATGTATCGCCTCTTTTTTCAGCTAAATCAATACCAGCTGAAGTAACTAATGGGTGGTATTCTTTAATAACACCAGGCATAGCTAACATATTAATATCATACTCATCTTGGTTTGAAAGTATTTTAAGTGCTTTATTATATGCTTTAAAACCAGCAGCACTTGTTGAACTTAAATCAAATCCATATAAATTAGTTCCATTTTGATAATTACCTGCTAATGAACTTTCGTTTCCTACAAATATTGGAGTCCATGGTGCTATACCATCTGTACCTCCTTGGAAAGGAACTGTAAATTTAATCTGGTTGTTTGTTGGACCAGTTGCTCCTGTTGAATCTATTGAAGCACTTAATGAACCTAACCATAATGAAGAACTTGGATGACCTGAATAATTTTCAACACTAAACGCACCTGCTACATTTGATTCGGGTGAAGAAGGTAATGGTTTTATAAAGTTATAATTATCAGATGATTTTTCATTTGATTTCCATCCTAAATATCCACTTGCGTTATACGTTCCATCTGTTCCTAATTGTTGTACTCCTTCATAAGAAGCTGAAGGTATATTACAAGCTATACTTAAAGAAGCAGTTTTAAATGGATTATATATTGATGCAAATCCTTTTGGTGAAATTTTAGGTGATAAAGCTTTTGAAGCTACAACATCTTTTACTTCTACTCTAATGTAATTTGAAAGATTTGGATAGTTTCCAAGTAATTCTACTTTATCTAAAGTTTCATTATATTGTGGGTATCTATCTCCAATTATTCTTGAAATATATTGTGGTGAAGTTGGGTCTAAATTCACTCCATTAAATACTTCTAATGGAGAACTATTATCATTACTATCGTAATCTTTAACTAATACAGAGAAAGTTGAATATTGTTCTTCACCGTCTATATCAGATGGTTCTCTTAAATTAGCGATTGATATTTTATATTTTCTATTTAATTCAGTACCGTGCGATATAGTATGGAATCTAAATAGATCTTTTTGTCCTAAAGCAATTTGCGATTGGATAAATGGTGTAGAAGCAAATGAATATCCTTCTGTAGCACCTACTTCAGATCCATTAAATACTGCATCTGTAGCACTCATTTTAGCTAATTGTACTATTGAACCTGAACCTATTCCTGATGCATATCCAGATAGATTATCTGTTGCTAATATACTTGATTGTAATTGTTTAAAGTTTATATAAGTATATCCTGATGGGGTTCCTGCGTACGTTACTGAGCTATTTTTACTATTATTAGGTGAATCACCTAATTGATTAAATAAATAGTCATTATTTGTTGGATTAAGTGAGGCTGATAAATCAGTTGTTGTAATTCCTGAACCACTTAAAGTAATCGCAAAACTTGAACTAATAATATGGTTACTAGTTATAATTGATTCATTTAGGGTAGGAGTT